TGCATGACTCTAGTGCTTCAGTAATGAAATACTTTGATGTTGATTTACTAGACACATACTATGCAAGTACAACGCAAACTTTATCAAATAAAACCTTGACAGCACCTAAAATAGTTGATGGTGGTTTTATAGCAGATGCAAATGGTAATGAAGCTATAGTATTACAGACTGCTAGTTCTGCTGTAAACGCAATAGAGATAACCAATGCAGCATCAGGTGGTGCTGTAGTTGTTGGAGCTATGGGTGATGACTCAAACATAGACATAGACATATCTCCAAAAGGAACTGGTGAAGTAAACATAGCAGCAGGTAACTTAAATTATGCAGGTACAGCAGTCACGGCTACTGGTGCAGAGTTAAATATCCTAGACGGTGTTACATCTACAACTGCTGAATTAAATACATTAGATGGATATACTGGTTCTGTAACTGAATTGAATTATCTTAAATCATTATATGATACTGGTGTGACTAGCACAGAGTATGATTACTTGGATGGTGTAACCAGTAACATCCAAACACAATTAAACAATGGCGTAACTACTGGAAAAAGCATAGCTATGGCTATGGTCTTTGGTTGATTAGGAGGTAAACAATGGCAAATCCAAATATAGTCGCTGTTAGTTCTATTTATGCAAACACAGTTATGGATGCAGACGTTGCAGCCTCTGCTGTTTCGTTGCTAACTTGTGGCTCTAACAAAGTACAAAAGATTAACTCGCTTGTTATAGCAAACATAGATGGGTCTAACGCTGCTTCTATTGATGTATGGATAACTCGTAGCTCTGCTGATTACTATCTAGCAAAAACAATATCAGTTCCTGCTGATGCAACGCTAGTTGTAATTGATAAGAACATGGGCCTATACTTAATGGAAAGTGACGTATTGAAGATACAAGCATCTGCTGCTGGTGATCTAAGTGCAGTATGCTCATACGAAGAAATTGATGACGCTTAATAGGGATTCCTAATGGTTCGTAGAGGAAGTTTTATAGGTGGTCAGGACAATCTTAGTGTACCTGATGCTCCAACAATAGGTACAGCTACTGCTGGTAATGCTGAAGTATCAGTGGCGTTCACTGCACCTTCTGCTGTTGGTGATGATCCTATTACTAGCTTTGGTGTTAGTGTATTCCCTGCAACAGGAACAACTAAAACTTTTAGAGTAACTGTAGCATCAGGTAATTTATATGGTGGTGGTACAGGTAATGTATTCTATATTGATGGCGTAGGCAATCCAAAATTAACTTTAGTAAAAGGTTTTACATACGTCTTTGATCAAGAAGATAGTAGTAACTCAGGACATCCTTTTCATTTTAAAAATTCATCAGATAGTCAGTATACTACAGGTGTTACTGTAACAGGAACTGCTGGTCAGTCTGGTGCTAAAGTAACACTAGTACTAGCTGAAGATGCAAGTGAACCTTCTGCTTACTATTGTACTGCTCATGGTAATGGTATGGGTAATACAATTACTTTAGTAGCTCCTAGTGCATCAGATGATCCTTTAGGTCAGGCACAATACAGTAACACTGGATCTTCTTCACCAATTACTGTAACTGGATTAAGTAATGGTACATCGTATGTAGCTAAAGTATGGGCGATCAATGATTATGGTAATGGCCCATTATCTGATGCTACATCTAGTTTTAGTCCTGTAGCCCCAACTGGATTGTTTTTTGGAGGTGAACCTTCTAATGGTAGTTATGTAAATGCTATAGAAAAAATAACAATTTCTTCAGCGTCAAATTCAACAGATTTTGGTGACTTATCTTCTGCAAAATATCAAGGTGGAGCCTGTTCATCTTCTACTCGCGCTTTGTATGGTGGGGGATATGGTTCTAGTGGAGGGTTGAATGTTATTGAATATGTTACCTTTTCAAGTGCAGGTAATGCTACAGATTTTGGAGATTTAAGCATTACAAATTATGGTATTATGTCTTTATCTAGTTCTACTAGAGGTATATTTGCTGGTGGTCAAAATGATTTTGGAACAGCAAAAAACCTCATAGAATATGTCACTATAGCCAGTACAGGAAACGTCACAGACTTTGGGGATTTAACTGTAACTAAAAAATTAGGTGCAACCGCAGCTTCAACAACAAGAGGTGTTTTTTACGGTGGTGATACAAATGTAATAGATTATATTACTATTGCTTCTACTGGGAACGCCACCGATTTCGGAGATGCTTCAATAAATAATGATAAACTTGCTGGAGCATCAAATTCAACTACTGGAGTTTTTGCTGGAAACTCACAATCAGATGGCACTATTTATAAAATAACTATAGCCTCTACAGGAAATGATACTTCTTTTGGGGGAAGTCTTAGCGAGTCTCGTACTCACTTAGGTGCAACAAGTTCTAGTGCAAGAGCCGTTTTTGGTGGTGGAATTAATAATAGCGATGTTCGTACAGATACAATGGATTTTATTACTTACAGTAGCGCAGGGAATGCTGTTGATTTTGGAAATTTAATTTCAGCAAAAGGTTATTATCCAAAAGCTACATCAAACTCACATGGAGGTATATCGTAATGGCTCCATCATTCTCAGGCGTTTGGAAACTACAGACAAAGTATCAGTATAGTTCTGCTTTTCCTATTGATGCTAATTTAGGTGCTATTGGCTTACACGCAGGAGGTGCAACTGGATCGGCGTATGTTGCCGAAGTTGATAAGTTACTTCTAGCAGCCAATGGCAATGCTACAGATTTTGGTGATTTAAGCACGAATAGACAGGCTATGGGTTCTGCAAGTAGTGACACAAGAATGCTTGTAGGTGGTGGTTTTTATACAGATGGGGGTGGTAGTGACGTACAGGTTAATATCATAGAGTATTTTACATATGCTACAGCGAGTAACTCTACAGACTTTGGGGATCTATCTGCCACTAAATATCTTTTAAATGGTCTTTCTAATAATGTAAGAGGAATATTTAGCGGAGGTTCCTCTGGTGGATCTACAATTAATGTCATCGAATATGTTACAATAGCTTCTACTGGAAACGCAACCGATTTTGGAGATTTAAGTAGTACATATAGTAATCATGGTTATGGAATATGTGCTTCAACAACTAGAGGTATTATTTCTGGATTTAATTCTAACGTAATAGAATATTTAACGATACCTAGTACAGGAAATACTAGAGACTTTGGTGACATGACAGTTACTAGAAAACAAGGTCATGCTCAAATGGCTTCAGCTACTAGAGGTGTATTTGCTGGTGGTAGAGACAATTCAAATAATAGATTAAATGTAATTGATTATATTGGCCTAGCTAGTCTTGGTAATGCTACAGACTTTGGAGATATAGCTACCGCTAAATTTGGCACAATGGGAATGTCATCACTAACAAAAGGTTTTATTGCTGGAGGCACAACATCTAGTGGTTACGAAAATGTGATTGAACAAATTACCATTGCTACTACAGGAAATGCTACAGATTTTGGTGATCTTACTCAAGCTAAAGGTGTAGGTAACGGTGCATCTAATGGTCAGGCAGCGTTTCAATCTTTATCAGCTTTACCATCATCAGGTAACACTGGTTTATATACTTATGCAGTGGATTCATTCATACAATCAATAGATATAGCTTCTCTAGGAAACGGTGTGGCATTTGGTGATATAAGTTATACATATGTAAATGGAACGTATGGTGCAGCTTCAAGTTCTACTAGATGTTGTTTTGCTGGCGGTTCATTTGGTGGTGGGCGTCAACCTAATATTGATTTATCAATATTTGCTACAAGAGGTTTAGGTACAGACTTTGGTGACTTAACTACATCAAGGCAAACAACAGGTGGATCTAATAGTACGAGAGGAATGTATGTAGGAGGACAGCCTAGTGGTTATACAAATGTCGTTGACTATACGACTATCGCTAGTGCTAGTAACGCCACTGATTTTGGAGACTTGTCTGAAAATGTAGGTTTTCCTGCTGTTTCTGGAAACACAACAAGACTTCTTTCTTTAGGTGGAAGAACCAGTGGCTACAGAAATGTAATAGAATATTTTACAATATCATCCACTGGCGATGCAACAGATTTTGGGGATCTTACACAAAATGTAGGGTTTGGTGCAGCAACATCAAGTAGCACTAGAGTTGTAAATTGTGGTGGTTTTACTGGTTCATCATACACCAATGTTATAGATTATGTGACAACAGCTTCAACTGGCAACGCTACAGATTTTGGAGATCTTACTGTTGCAATAGGTCAAGGTGGTTGTTTCGGTAATAAAACTACAGCAATATGGGCTGGTGGATATGTTGGAGACGGTAGTAGCACTGTAAGCACAATGATGAATTTTACAATAGCCTCAACAGGTAACGCATCAAATTTTGGCGATCTAGTAGCAAGTGCATATACAACAGGAGCAGCACAATCTAATGGACACGGAGGTATATCGTAATGACTGAGCGATATTTAGGCTCCATAATATCTCCAAGCCCTGTTGAACCATCAGACAGTCTTTCAATAGCAACTGCATCTGGTGTGTGGAATATACATGATCCACTGATATTTGGTCAGGCAGGGGATTGGCCTGATCCTACTAATGTTCCTAATAATGCTTTTTTTGCAGTAGGTACAGGTAACGCTGTAGAAAAAGTAATTATGAATACGACAGGTAATGCCACAGACTTTGCTGATTTAACCAGTGACAATAGATTTAAAGCAGGTTTTGGAAACGATCTTTTTGGTTTTTACTGTGGTGGTCAGGGTACTAATGTAATAGATAGATTAACATTTGCTACAGGTGGAACTGCTATAGACTTTGGTGATCTAATTAAAAATACTGGTGAATCAGCAGGATATGCAAATAATGTTAGAGGTTTTATTTTTGGTGGAGATAGACCAACTGGTGGAGACGATCTTACCGTAATAGAATTTATAGTAATTCAAACTATAGGTAACTCTGTAGATTTTGGAGATTTAGGAACTGGTGCTAAAGATCTAGGTGCAAATGCAGCAGGAGGTAACGCTACTAGGGGTGTATTAACAGAAGTAGGAACAGATGTACATAACCCTATAAATAATATTACATATATAAATGTAGCGAGTACAGGTAGTGGACAAGATTTTGGAGATACTACCGTAGCAAGAGATAGTGTAGCTGCTGTAAATAATTCTACAAGATTAGTTTTTGGTGGTGGAGATACAGGAGATGAAGTTCAATCTAATGTGATGGACTATGTGACTATAGCCAGTACAGGTAATGGAACAGACTTTGGTGATCTTACTTCTGCAAGATTTAATCACGGTTCAGCTTCAAATTCAACTACAGGTTTGTTTGCTGGGGGTACAACAGGAGGTGCAAGTAGTAATAGAAAAAATATTATAGATTCTATAACTGTAGCTTCTACTGGAAATGCTACAGATTTTGGTGATTTAACATTATCTATGGACGGTGTATCAGGAGCTTCTGACAGTAACACGGCATCTCAACCAGTATACGTTGCTACTACCCTGGCATCACTAGGTAATCAAGCTGTTGCTCAAAACGCACAAACTATGTTTCATTTTGACATTAATACATTAGGTGACTTTGCTGACTTTGGTATTATTGATCCCTCTGTAGCTTCCGTAAACAACTTAGCGATGTTATCAAATAGCATTAGAGGTGTTTCAAGTGGTGGTGCTGGTGGTATAACTAATATGAGTTACTTTAACCATCACAGTAAAGGTAGAGGGACAGATTTTGGAGATTCTACTGTAGCAAATAAATATAGTGCTGCTGCATCTAGTGACACTAGAGGAATAGTTTTCGTAGGTAGAAACGATTCAAATGCAAATCAAAATGTTATTGAGTATGTGACAATAGCTAGTGCTGGTAATGCTACTGACTTTGGAGATAGCACAGTAGTTAATGCTTTTAGTAGGGCTGCTGGATCTACAACAAGGGCAGTCCATATACTAGGTACATCATCTACTTCTTCTTATAGTGATGAAATGGACTATGTAACTATAGCATCAACTGGCAATGCAACAGACTTCGGTAATCTTACAGAAGGTAGATACGCAGGTGCTACAGGTGCTAATTCTACCAGACAAATTATAGCTGGTGGTGTAATTAGTGGTGGTAGAACTAATGTAGTGGATTATATAACTATCGCGAGTACTGGCAATGCCCAAGACTTCGGTGATTTGAGTAATTCTAGGTATTCATCTTTTAATGGGTTTGCTAATGATACACGTTTAGTAATTGGTGGTGGTTATGCAGGTAATCCAGTGGGATCAGAAAATCCTACTATGGATTATTTTACTATAGCATCACTTGGTAACGCTACAGACTTTGGTGACTCAACCACAGTACTAGCATTAGATTATGGTGATGGTGTATCAAATGGTCATGGTGGTATAGACAGGTCTACTGCATTTGCAACCTTACCTGCTGCTATGGGTTTTGTCGCTGGTGGACAAACTCTAAGAACTACAATCGAGTTTATTAATATTGCCTCTACTGGTAATGGTCAAATGTTTGGTGATCTTTCTCAAGGTAGATACTCACAAAATTCAGCCTCTAGTTCTACAAGATATGTAATAGCAGGTGGATACGGAGCAAGTAGTTCTTACCTATTTAGTCTAATAGATTTTAGTTTATTTAGCACTAAAGGAGTTTCACAAAGATTTGGCGATCTTTCAGAAACAAGCAGAAGTGGTGTAGGTGGTGTTTCAAATGGCACTAGAGGAGTGTTTGGTTTAGGTGGTGGTGCTTCAGGTACAGTAGATAAAATTGAATATGTAACTATTGCTACTGAAGGTGATGCTACTGATTTTGGTAATCTTGTAAGTGCTAATTTTAGAACAGGTTCTGGAGTAAATAGTACAACTAGAGGTATATTTGGTGGTGCAGGTGGTTCTGGTCAAGCAACTTATGGGCCTGTCTTGCAATATATTACCATAGCTTCAACAGGCAATGCTACAGATTTTGGCGATCTTACTGTTGCGTTATATGCAAGAGGAGCAGTATGTAGTAGCACAAGAGGTGTATATGGTGGTGGTGGTGATGCACAGAGTAATGTTATGGATTATATAACTATAGCATCAACAGGAAATGCTACTGACTTTGGAGATCTTACAATAGCTAGATACGTCTGTGGTCAAGGATGTAGTAGCTCTACAAGAGGTGTGTTTGCTGGTCACGATACATCTTTTGATAGTAGTAAAAATATTTATGATTACATAACTATTGCCTCAACTGGTAATGCTACTGATTTTGGTGATATGGTAGATGCTCATGCATACGGAAACGCTGGTTCAAACTCGCATGGTGGACTATAAACATTTAATAACAATAACAAAGGAGAAATAAATACATGACAAAACAAACTACAGAAATAGCAGTACAGCAGGAACTAAACATTAACTTACCTGCTAATGTAAAGCCAGAGTATAATACAATGTTGGCAAACATAAAAGAAAAGATGCCAGCAGTTGCTCAAGCTACATCTAACTTCCATAAGTCACACTCACAGTTCATGGGCGTGACACTAGACGTAACTGCTATCACACCTATTCGTAGTATTAAACACACATTAGCTGAAGTAGATCGTACTAGAGGTGCGTTGCAAGAAGCCTTTATTAATATGAAGAAGAAAGAGGTAGAACTTAAAAAGAAACAACGTGAACTAGAAGAATGCACAGATGATCTAGACAGAGAGATGTTAGAGATAGAGATACTAGAATTAGAAACTGGTTTAACAAATGGTCAGAACAGTGTGCAGGGTGCTATTCGTAAGATGAACTTCTTTACTAATCAGTATGACAAACTAATGGAGCATATAGGTAAAGATGAACTTACTGAAGAGGACTACGAGTTAGAAGAGGCACGATATCATATAATGACCTGTATGAAACAGGCACTAAATAGTGCTAGGCCTAGAGGCGGTCAGATAGATGAAGGTAACTTAATATACTTATTTGATCTAGGTATTAATGCAGCACAAGCACAAGCTGAAGTGTTCGCATATCTCCAGTGGGAAAATAAAGTTATTAGCGAAGGTAAAGCCCCTGAACATGAAGCAACAGTAAAATGGTTAGAGGGTTGTGCAGACAAATGGGCAGGATGTCCAGCTAAGTTTGCAAATAGTAGAGGGTTCGATGTCTTTGATCCTACATCATTGACTAATGTACCTCAGTTAGAAGCAGCCGAATAGGAGGAACTAATATGGCTTACAAAGTATGCAAGTATCGGCTAAACGCTGATGGAACAATACCAGACTTTTTACATTTCGGACATGACCCAATGGGTATGCATGGGGTGTATGTGGTGACAGATAGTGATACTGATGCACCTAGAGATAATGTTATGATTGGCATTGTTAAAGATGGCGGTAGTGGAGACTTTGAGGAGATAAAAAACAAAGACGATCTCCAAGAATATCTAACTTCCATATCAGGTGATTGGACAGATCCTGATCCAGACGATCCAGAAAAGACTGTAGCATTTGATAATGCTGCCCATGCTAAGAAAGTTTGGGATGCTTTAGACGCTTGTAATGCGACACTATAAGGAGTAAGTAAGATGGGCGAGGTATCACCAGTAATTTTTTGGAACGTAGTATTAACGCTGGTGATTGCACCTGCGATATGGATGTTTAGGAATCTAATGGGAGAAGTAAAGCGAATAGATATTCTCCTTAATCGTACTAGAGAAGATTACTCTACCAAGCAAGAGCTACGAGAGGACATGAGAATGGTTACGGATGCTCTACATAGGTTAGAGGATAAACTAGATAAAGTATTAGAGAGGGGGAAGTAAGATGGTTGATCGATATAGACTACCAGAGGGTTTTAATCCTGAACAGTACGCAAGGGCTAATCCAGATGTCGTACAAGCAATATCTAGGGGTGAATTTACTAGTGCAGAAGATCACTTTAAACAATTTGGAGGGGGAGAAAATAGAGAGGGATCAATAGGTGTTCCTAATGTATTTCTTAAACCTTTAGATCAAGGAGGTCTTACTACTTTTACCACCACCGTAACCGATCCTGTTTCAGGAAGACAATTAGCAGGGCCATCTGAAATACCATCACTACCAACTACTATAGGTTTTGATCCTGTTGCAGTAAATAGTTACATAAATGCTAACCCTGATCTTAAACAAGACGCTATCGAAAAAGGTGTTTATGGGGGAAACCCAGACGGTAGTACTGACAGTTTAGAACTAGCAAAATATGCAATACAACATTATACATCACAAGGGTTTAAAGAAGATAGACCCTTTAATCTTGGTGCGCCTGTTGTAGAAGGTCAAAATGTTGTGTTACCAGAGCCGCAGCCAGAACCAGAACCAGAACCAGAGCCACAGCCAGAGCCACAGCCAGAGCCACAGCCAGAGCCACAGCCAGAGCCACAGCCAGAGCAAAATACAGTTACTTTCACTCCTCCAGATCCAAATAGACAATTTTCTTTTGCGGAATTAATTAGCACTCCTGATCAAAGTCTTACGCCAGAGCAAATATACATACGTAATTTTTACTCTAGCCCCGTAGAAGTGAGGAGACAACTAAACTTACAACAACCTAATGCTCAATTACCTGTAGATAACTATACTCCAGGAGTGCGTACTTCAGAATTTATTGATACAGGACTAATGGTTCCAGACCAACCTGATCCTACTCGCGTATTTGACACATTCCAAGATTTAGTTAATACGCCAGATCAGAGCTTGACCGACTCACAGAGATACATTCGTGATTTCTACTCAAGCACCCCAGAGCAAAGGGCAGCGTTAAACGTACAGAACCCTAATAACCAACTTCCTGTAGCAGGATATGAGGTAGGAGTATTGCCTAGATCTAACATTGGGGATGCTGCTTTACTTCCTGGTGCTAGTGGTACAACTGGTGGTGGTACAACTGGTGGTGGTACAACTGGTGGTGGTACAACTGGTGATACAGATACAGAAGATGGGGAGGAAGGAGAAGGTACAGAGATAGATCTATCACCTATAACAGATCTTATAAATCAACAAAACACCACATTAAGTAATTTACAAAGCCAAGTAACAGAGTTACAAAATCAACCAAGCTCTTCATCAGCAGGTATAATGTCACCAACAGCAGTAAACACTGCTACAGCAAATGCACTACAAACTGAATCTAATCTACAACCCGTAAGAGATGATATTAGTGATGTTTCTGATCTTATTGGAACTAGGGCAACTGGGCAACCTCAAACTTTAATGGGGCAAACTGCTGGTATAAGAGAAGATACTACAGGTCTTATTTCAGGACAAGAAGACATAACAGGGCGTATTGGTACAGCCCCTACACCAGATGCCACATTGTTTGGTGGTCAGGCAGGATTAGCCCAAGACCTTACCACTGCACAACAGGGTATAACAGGCATACAGGCAGATATTGGTGAGGCCCCCGTTGACCCTACAACAGGCGATCCTACAACTTTGTTTCAAGGTCAGGCAGGTCTAATGTCTGGACAAACAGGGCTATCAACTGCTATAAGTGGCGTAGGGAGTCAGGCTTCAGCTATAGGTAACGATGTAACTGCACTAACAAATCAACTAAGAAATTTTGAGAACCTGTCAAATGCAGATAGGGCAAATATTCTATCTACATTAAATACTCGCGCCACTGAGTTAAAAGACCTAGCAAATACATATGGCCTACAAACAAATAGAATAGCAGAGCAACTTACAGGAGTACCTGCACCAACGGGTATAATGGCACAAGCTGCACCAGTAGCAGGTTCTTTACCTGCCGTATTAGCAGCAGAGCGAGTAGCAGAACGAACTACCCAAAACATAAACAAAGGGCTTATGGAAGTTGCAGAGCAAGGGCAAGTAGGTGCGCTAGGGCCAGTTACTCCAGACCCAAGGGTGGGCTAAGATAAAAAGAAAGAGATAGTGATATGGCAAGACCACAAATATTTGATCCAGATATAGGAAAAGATGGCGAGTTTCGTGAACTTACTGATGCTGAAATAAGAGAAGCATTTGAAGGTCTACCTACTGAAGAGGGCGAAGGCCCTACTCCCATAGATCCTGTAATACCTGAAGGTGGGCCTACGCCTACTACAAATCCTAATCTATTTAACTTTGATGATCAAGGCAATCCAATAGTTACCACTGATCCAACCACAGGACAACAGGCATTTCAGATACGTGGCGATTTATTGGGCGGTGAGATAGTAGATCAACGATTGGGAGATCCATCCGTAAACCCTAACGTCACAACGCAACAGCTAGATACTAGGGCAGTTGCTATAAATCAAGGTTTTAGGGGAACGCCTACAGATGCAACTACTCAAGCATTTATACAGGATGATGCAGGACGTAGAGGGCTAGTAGATCCGTTTGGATTTCAAAGTGCTAAAGGTGTACAAACAGATATATCGCAAGATCCTAATGCAAAACTTCCCTCTGGTGCAAGACTAACAGCAGAACAAATAGACCCTAACGCACCAGGAACAATCATAGATCGGACAGATCCTGCATTCCAAACTAGAGATTTAGCAGCAGGACAAACACTAGCAGGTGTAACAGACGCACAACAGGTGACTAGAACTGACGCAAATGTATCTTCAGCCCAGACAGTAGCAGATGCGATAGCTCAACAAGACATGGAAGCAGAGCAATTTGTAAATGATATACGATTAGTAAGAGCGCAACAGGAAGAGGTAGATGCAAGATCAACTGTAAAGGGTCAACTAGGTATTATAATGGAGGACTTTGCAGGTGACTCCGTACCACCTTGGGCAGCAAACGCCATACAAGGGGCAGAGAATATACTGGCACGTAGGGGAATAACTGCATCTAGTGGCGTATATCAAGAGATGTTATTAGAGACTGCACTAAAATCAGGACTACCTATAGCACAAGCAGATGCACAGATATATGCACAGTTCCAACAGCAGAACCTAAGTAACAGGCAACAGGCAGAAATAACAAACGCAGCAAACCTACTAACTGCCGACATAAAAGAGTTGGACATTAGACAACAAACAGCCGTATTAAATACACAGAACAGGGTGCAGAGCCTGTTTACTGATGCAGCTGAGATAAACGCTACACGTAAATTTAACGCAACCAGTAAAAACCAGACAGATCAATTCTTTAGTAATTTGCAACAGGCAGTAAATTTAAACAACGCTAGTCAACGAACTGCAATATCTCAATACAATGCAGGTCAGGCAAATGCTATTACACAGTTTAATGTAAACACGGCTAGGGCAAAAGATGAGTTTTATTCTAGAAACCAACTAGCTATAGCACAAGCAAACGCTGTATTTAGAAGACAAACAAACACCGCAAATACGGCAGCTAAAAATGCAGCTAACCAATTTAATGCTACCGCTATTCTTAATAAATCTAATACTGCGCTAAATAACCTCGTACAGTTGGCTAGAGATGAGGCTGACTATTTCTATCAGTCTGGTCAAAATGATCTACAGAGACAGAACAACTTAGCTATAGCTACACTACAGGCAGAAGCGGCTGCTAGAGGAAAAGAAGGTGGTGGCAGTTTCTTGGGTGCAGCAGGTGGTATATTGGGTAATATATTTGGTAATCTAGCTGGTACAGAAAGAGGTGCTGAAGCTATAGTTGGATTTGTAAAAGATTTTAAAATACCAGGACTTACATAATAGAGGAGTACTATAAATGGGAATAACTAATCCGTTTAGTAGAGTAAGAGTTCCTACCGCATTGTCAAGAACAGACATTGAAAGAACCAGAATACTTAGAGAGCAAAAGAAACCTACGTCTAAACCAATAGCACCTACTGATGCATTTACTACAGCTAAAACGTATCAAGATGCTATACGTAGTATGTTACAAACAAACACAACAGATTAAAAAGGAGTGATAAGCTATGGCTATGGAAGATAATGAGTTCAGTGAATTTGAAAGTGCAATACCAGGACAATCATTAGTATCTGGAGAGTTAGGATCTGTTCCTTTTGAGACACCTCCTGATTATTCTGATCCTGATGAGTACTATATGTTTTTGTACGAAAAGTTTGTTAATGAAGAAGAAAACGCAATCAATACTGTGCGACTACTTGAGATGGGTATTACAGCAGACACCATCGTAGATGGCGTACTTATGAATGCATTCATGATGGGTCAAATATCTGCTGACATGGGCGTTATATTAAAAGAGCCTTTTACAGATTTAATACTTCTCATAGGTCAGGAAGCAGACATAGAGGTCGCAAGAAGAGATGAATCAGGGGCCATGCAACGACAGGCTCAAATAGATCAGGTTCTTGCAACTTTAGCTGAAGGAGAAGAGGGCGAAGAAGGTATGGCAATGGAAGGTGACATGGATGATGACATGATGGGAGAACCATCTGGCATGATGGCTCCACCAGACGGTATGGATTCCATGATGCCTATGGACGATGACATGATGGCTATGGACATGGAAGATGACCCTCAAGAAGAAGAAGAGCCTACAACACTAATGATGGGATAATACAATGGGATTAATGTCTGATTTAAAAGAGTTTGGTCAAAACTTCGTACTTTCGGCAGGTACACAGATTGCTGAGAACATTAAGAAAAGAGGCGAAGAAGACAGAAAAGCAGTTGCAGAACACGTAAAACTGCTACGCTCTAATATTGCTAAAAATAAAGCCTTGGATAATAAACTAAAAGCAGGTCTGCAAGGGCAATTAAATTTTGTACTAAGTAACACTCCTGATGCACCTGTGGGTTTTATTAGAGATATTATGTCTAGTGATGAAAACTTTGCTGCTTTTAAAAAGGCCGTACAAGCAGACACAAATAAAACAGGATACTGGTTTAAAGATATGGCGAAGCAATACAACATTGCAAATCCAGAGGACATATATAAGGCATCAGATAGAAAGAAAGTTAAACTATCAGACATAAGAACATCTAAAGGTACATACGCTCCTGCCGTTGAAGAAGAACAAGAAAAAGACATGAGCCTAGAAGATATATTTAAATTAGGTTTTGGTGTGCCTGATCCTGTAGAGTCAATGCGTAGGGCTGAAAGAAGAATTGTTGCGTCTGGTAGAGGCACACTGTTAGAGCCAGATACACAGTATGCGTATGGTACTCCTACAAGGGGTATTCAACCTAGTGGATTGCCGTTCTCTATACGTGGTAAAATGACTAGACCTTCAGCAGTACATGAAAGTGCTAAAGGACAATTATTATCAAACACAGATTTAGACTTATTTACTAGATCAAAAGATATTAGAAAAGAAATGCAAAAAGCATACGCAAACTTAAAACCGACAGATAAACTTGTACAAGAGAAAAAACCACTAACACAACAACAAAAAGAAGACAGAAAGAAAAATACACGTATACTATTTAATCTTAAACAAATGACAGCAGAAACATCAAGTAACTTAAAGAATAGAATATTTGATATTATTGCTAATAGGAACAGTACGGTAGAAGCCGTTACAGATATACAAAAAATATTACCATCGGGTAGTAAAAGAGAAGCTCAAAAAATAATGGATATGTACACAGAGGCACTAACTAGCCTTTCTAAAACAACAGGTGCAATTCAAAAATCTGCACTAAGCATACTTAAAGAAGGAACGGGCAGACCCTCCTCTAGATAAAAAAAGTGGAAATATATAAATGGCACTTTCAGATGAAGAAATAATACGACAAGTATTAGAACGAGTAGAAAATACACCTCCTACTGAAGAAGAACAAGAGGCTATAGACAGAGATAATATTTTATCTGTTGAAACAATTAGCACTCCAGAAAAAATGGGTAAGACAAGAAAAGAATTTGTAGGGGATGAAGTTCCTGCTCCAGATAAATCTGAAGATGATTTTGGTTTTGGCGACTATGTAAGTGATGTAGGAAGAGGCATTGCTTATGGTGCGTCTAAAGGTATAGGGCAGATGTATAACCTAGCCTTGGACGCAGGTAATTATATAGAAGAAGATTTACTTAATGGTTCTATAGACGTTGTTCCTAACGAAGACTATGAGGTAGAAATAGCAGAGCCTCAAACAATGGCAGGTCAGTTAGCATCGGGGGTGGGGCAATTAGGTGTAGGTATTGTTCCAGGATTAGGTGCATTAAAACTTGCTGGTGGAATTGCAAAGATGGGTGCGTATGGCCTATCAAGAATAGGTTTGTCTGGTGGCAATACTAATCTACTAGCCACAGGATTAGGTAAAAAAGCAGTCTCTGTAACAAACAACACTGCCGTAAAATCTATGGCAAGAAAAACTTTACGTAAAATTGGGGGCAGAACTTTAGCAGGTGGTGCGGTAGCAGCCATAGCAGAACAATTAGTATTTGATCCAAAAGATCCTAGACTAGCTGACCTAGCAGCCTCGACAGATGTTCCAATATTAAAAGATGTAGGTGAGCTTCTTAAATACCATGAGGGTGATTCAGAAATGACCGCCCGTATTAAAATGGCAGCAGAGGGTCTAGGTATAGGAACAGTTATGGATGGTGCAGTTCAGTTGGTTAGTGTGTTTGGTAGAGCTATAAAACCAAGAACTGTGGATGAAAGCCCACTAGGTAAAAAAGGAAAACCTTTAACAGTAGAGCAATTAGAAGAATTAGCAGAAGATGTTAAAATAGATGGCAATCCTTCTGGTGAGCTTTCTCCTAGATCTCAAATGGTAATTAAAAAAACACTAGAAAAACAAGGTAAATCTACAGAGTTTATAGATAAATATGTAGGATCTATAAATTTAAATAGAATAAATTCTAGTCAGTACGAAGTATATAATCTTATAAATGAAACAGGCGAGGCCCTTAGAGATAATTATTTAAAGGATAATCCTAACGGAACATGGCCTCCTACTCAAACTAATAATAAGTCTTTAGAACAAGCTGCTGATTTATTAGGACACAAAGATGTAAATGGTATGCTAGATGTTGTGTCTAAAAACCAAGGCACATTGCGTTTACGTACAGATCCAGAGGGCAATGTTGTATTAGGCTCTGGTCTAAAAGGAGCTACAGAATATGCATTAGCTGCTAGACAATTATTAGTTGATACAGCAGATGTATTGTTTGGTCTAGCTAGAGAAGCAAACACGTTAAAAAAACAAGGTAGAGAATCACTATCTGAATATAAACAAGTAAAAGCAGCATACACTCAACAGCTATTAGCATATGAATCCGTTCAAAATACTGTAAATGGGATAGCTAACGAGTCGGGTAGATTACTTCAGTCATTTAATATTAACATACCTAACGGCCCTAAAGCAAGATGGATGGATGATCTAGTAGAGTCTGGCGGTAAAGACATAGACTCTCTTATACAATCAATGTCTAAAGAAGAATTTGTAGGTTCCGCAGCAATGCAAAAACGCATTGATCTGTTAAAGAAAGGCGTACAAAAGAACTGGTTACAGAATGTAAAAGCAGGTATTGGGCAATATTGGTACAACTCTATATTGTCTGCCGTTGATACTCAGCTAGTAAACATAGCAGGTAATTTTGGTGTACAGTTTGCACGTACTGCAATAGAGGGAACTTTTGGTGCAACAAGAGGATCATTAAGATTATTAGGTGCTAAAGTTACAGGCCAAGAAGTTGACCCCTCTAGCGTCATGTTGTTTGGAGATTTGTATCAAAGACTACGGGGTATGTCCGTAGGTAAGGCAAGTGGTAGCGGAAAAGCAAATGTTGTATCTCTTGAAATAAAAGAAATAGACAATCTTTTAAGGCAAGGTAAAGAAAATCCTCTGGTCATAGATAATTTATTTTATAATATACGTGCAGGAAGATACGGTAAAAACACAGATAATTTACCACCTGATCAATTTGTTACACAAATAGTATCAAAAGAAGGTATGTCTAATTTATACAAGAAAGAATTAGACGCTATGGTAGCTTCTCATGGTGCATCCGTATCTAACGCTGCAAAAACAGGGCGGTTGTTTTTAGAAGTTTTAAGAAAAGAAATGCCCGTAGATCCTAGATATGGGCGTTATGAAATAGCAGAAAAGGCTGGAACTGTACAATCCATACCTAGTAGAGTAGGTAGAGTTATTCGCGCTCCTACTACATTTATGGCAGCATTTGATACTATGTTTAAGGCAATAGCAGACAATGCAGCTCTGTACGAAATGGCTTCTAGGCAGGTTAGAGCTATTAGATATGAACTACAAAGAAAAGGTGGTTCTGAAGTAGTAGAGTTAGCTGATGGTACAAAAGTTACAATAGACGAAAAACATTTTAAATTAGTAGGTGATGATGGTTTAGGTGAAGCACTAGATCCTAGAAACTTAAATGCCTCTGAAATGATAGAGTATCTAGTAGCCAACCCTACACCAAAGATGCTACAGGATGCAGAGAAAGAATTTTTAGAAGCTACATTCCAACAACAGAATGCTCTTACAAAAGGAGGTGAGGCGTTTCGTAGAATACTAGATAAGTCAGGTATTGGTTTAGGAACGGCCTTAATGCCCTTTGTGCGTACCCCACTAAATCTACTAATATATTCATTAGAAAGAACCCCTCTTGGTTTATTAAGCCCTGATGCATTTAAAAACAGAAAAATGCTAAAACAACTTAGGGATGTAGACGTAGATGATCTCACAGAAGAACAGGCTAAAAAGTTTAGAGAGCTAAGTAGAACAGAAGAGCTAATAAAAGAACAAAGAATAAATAGACAACTAGCAGGTATGACATACCTTACGGGTGCGTATAGTTTAGCACAAGCAGGTATAATAACTGGAGGTGGGCCTACAAATTATTCAGAAAGAAATAGAATGGAGTATGATGGGTGGGAACCCTACTCAATAAAAATAGGAGATACGTATTATCCTATATCTAGGTTAGATCCTTTTTCACAAATAGCAGCGTTAGCTTCTGACTTTCAATACATAACTAATGAATTATCTGAAATAAAACTAACCCCTGCTGAAAGAAAAGACTTTAACACTTTGTCGTTTTTTGTAGCAAAGAGTATGTTCAAAAACTTAGTAACTATGATTTCAGATAAAACTTACTTAAAAAGCATGGGAGAAATTATGGATACTGTGTATTCTCCTAGATCAGATAATATGCTTGAGAAAGCAATAGCTGCATCTGCAAAGGCAGGTGGCACAATCGTAGGTGGTCTAGTTCCTAACATAGTGTCCAGAACAGCAGAGTCATTTGCTAGTGTAGATGAAGATGGTAATAAACAAGCAAACTTTTTTTACGATCCTGTTATAAAAGACTCCTATGTAAATATGAATGCCCTTAAATTATTCGTAGCAAAAGCAACTTCTAAGATTCCTGGAGCAAGAGAAACTTTAGAAGATGTATTTGGAGAAGAAAATGTAGGACTATACCCAAGAGTAGATGAGTTTGGTAGTATCGTAAATAGAGCAAAGGCTGCTAAATTATTTAATGACACAGATACTAATGCTACTTATGTAGGTTCTGTACTCAAAAAAGTAGGTAACACTGTTGTAGTTACTAGACCAGGTACAAAATTACCTACGGCAGAATACGCTGCTGTATTAGCAGAACTAAAAATAAAACCAAAGTTCACAGATCCTAATATAAAAATACCAGGAACTAATCAAAAGAAAAAGTTAAATTCCTTTTTGTACTACAAAAAATCTGTATACGAAGGAGAAAGATATCTTGAATATCTAGAAGATGTTATATCTTCTGAAGCATATCAAAAATTAACAAGATACGAAAAAAATGATGATGCAAAACCTGTAGCAGATAAACTTAGGGCAGACTTAATAGAAAATGCAAAGAGAATGGCTATAACAGCTACTGAAGATTATATGATGACTAAAGAACATCTTTTATTAGCAGGGGTAGATGAAAAAACAATACAAGAAGCAATAGTAAAAGAATCAACTTTATTAACTGCTGAATATTCTGCACTTTTAGACGCACAACAAAGACTAATGGAAAGGGTAGGTAATTTATGATTACAATACTAGGATCATTAATTGGATTTGCAGGTTCCGCGCTACCTAAAGCCTTTGATATGTTCTCCGATTGGCAAGACAGGAAGCACGAACTTGCCATGATGGATCGCCAAATAGAGGCATCTAAACTAGCGCACACACAAAAGCTAGAGGCACTGAATATAGAGGCCGACATAAGTGAAAGCAAGGCTCTGTACAAACACGATCAGTCAATGAAGTCAACGGGCTTTATGGCAGGACTGAGGGCAAGTGTCAGGCCAGTTATAACATACTTATTCTTTACACTATTCGCAGTCATCAAAGGCACTGCGCTATATGGCCTAATATATACTGACGGTATCGTATGGGAGATAGCGATACAGACACTGTGGGATGAAGAAACGCAGGGAATATTCGCTGCTATTATATCATTCTGGTTTGGAAGTCGCGCCCTCCAGAGATCAAGGAGTAGCTCGTAATGACTGTAAAGAAGGGCAAAGAAACATTCTCTGGTTACAATAAACCAAAGAGAACACCTGACCACCCTACTAAATCTCATGCCGTATTAGCTAGAGAGGGTGGTAAGGAGAAACTCATACGCTTTGGACAACAGGGCGTAAAGACTGCTGGTAAACCAAAGAAGGGCGAATCAGCTAAACAAAAGGCACGAAGAAAATCATTTAAGGCTAGACATGGCAAGAACATTGCCAAGGGTAAAATGTCAGCTGCATATTGGGCGAACAAAGTAAAATGGTAGAGCAAACAACAGATCAACAAATGGAAGAGGTTTTTAACACAGGAGATAATGAAGTAACTCTTGGTGATTTAATACAGGCAAAAGATACTGTAGATACAACTTCAGATCAAGATACAATACTTGAAGCTAAACTGCGAGATGCTGGGTTTGATCCCGATGCAGAAAGAACAACTACATTTCTTCCTAAAATATCCAGAGAAGAAAGTTATGAAGATATTAATGAGTTAGATATAACAGCACCATCAGCGTTCTATGATGCAATAAAAACAATTCTCTTACCAGATGCTGTACGTGAGGGTTACGAACCTACGACAGAGGAGATATTAGAGGCTGCTATGGCAATAACAGGTCAGTCGGCAGCTTCTTCTGTCGTGGCAGGGCCAACAAAAAAAGCAAGTGAAGAAGTCTTAGGTATGGGCGTTGTACCCAAAACATTAAAAAGTAAACCTACACCTAAAGAAACTAAAGAAGAAGTAATTTCTTTTAGAAATAATGATGAACAAATTGCTAAATGGAGGGATGCAAATAGAGTATCGCAAAAACAAACTCAGATCCCAGAGGTAGCACAGGCAGCTAGAGATTTGTTTGAAGATAAAATTACATCTCGTAAATTTAGAGAAATTGTTCAAAAATACAATCCAATTAAAAAAATAACCACAGAAAATTTTCCTAATCTACCAACAAATAAAGATATTACTGGTTCGTTAAAAGACGCTCAACGGCAAAAACTTTTAAATGTAGATGTGGATATACCTGATGGTACAGTTGTAGGTGCTAGATTAGATATACCTGCTTATGAACGGTTTGACACTTGGGTAGTAACTTTACATGAAGGAGGAAGAGGTGCTGCAAAAGCATATGGTCAGGTAGCCGTATTAAAAGGAGGTATAGAATTTAAAAGTGCCACTGATACTGCTTTAGGTATAGCTAGAGATAGAAGAACGATAAAAAAAGGAGAGAATGTTTTAGTTGGTAAACAAACAATAGGAAGAATGGAAGGTAAATTCTATAATTCAGACCCAGAAGAAACCTATAAAAAAGCATATGATATAGTTGCTAATCCCGATAAGTATCCTGAATGGACACAAGTAGGATTTAATCCTTATAGACAATCTCAATTCTATAATAAAGATACAGGGATGCCAATATTTGATGCAGATGAGGTCATACAGGTTGGGCCTCTTGTATTAGCAAAGGATGTAAAAAAACCAACTAGACAACAATTAAGACAGTTGAAAGTAAGAGTAGGAGAAATTGATCCTGAAACAGGATTAGATGTTAGAAAGAAAACAACTAAATCAGTAACACCTTTTATGTCTGAAAAAACTGAAATAAAAATTGAGAACATATTAGATTCTTACAATAGCAGAGAAAATCCTATATCAGCAAAAGAAGTACATAAACAATTAAAAGAAATAAAAACTGATAAAGCACCAGAAGGTTTTAAAATAAATCTTAAACAACCTGAATATGGCCCTACTGGTGCTGGAGTATATGAAGTACAAAATATTAAAACAGGTGAGATACATGAGATATTTCAAGACCCTAGCAGAGTTCTTAATGTAAAAGAGGTAGAAAAATTTAAACTGATGAATAAAGGTGGTATGGCAACACAAATGAAAGATGTTTTTAATATGCAGGAGGATACATAATATGAACGCCATACTAGATAATATCGGAGGGTGCGGTAAGGAAAGCATCTTCTTTACAGACAATGGGGAAAAGATAATGGTAGATGGAAAATATGTAACAGTAGATAAAGAGAATACAATAGTACAAGAAGGTGATACTATGGTAGAAGATAATACTGACACTTTAACTGGATGCAAATGCGACAGTTGTACAGAGTGCGGTTGTGACCCTGAAGTCTGCAAGTGTGGTTGTCATGCTGGTACTGACAATCAGGGTATGTTTAAAATGGAAAACATAGGAGAATAAAACTATGGCGATGAAAAAAATGATGAATAAAAAGAAAAAGATGGCTAAAGGAATGGCTAAAGGTGGCATGAAAAAGGCCAAGGGGTACGCAAGGGGTGGAGCAGCTCGACGTAGATAATGCCCTATCTCATAAGTAATATCCCATACTTTAAATGTTGGGTGCGTAAGGAATTTACCAGTAACCATCAATCTTATCACGGTGAGTTCCTTCACGCTTTAGCCTTCGCAGTAAACACCATACCTGATAGGTCATTAAGTTTTCAGGTAGTATTTACAGGGTGTGAAATAGACAGGGAAGATGGCCCTGACGAAAACATTCATGGCGGTGCAATGTGGGCTAGGATGCCAATACAGGCACTAGTAGCCGATGTTCCCGTAGAGGAATGGCCCGAACCAATGGATGATCATCTATGTCAGCCTTGGGATTGTGAGTCTAGATATCACAGTGTAGTAGTGATGGATAGAGTAAGCTCCTCCCCTTGGTTGTGTAAGATAGATGGTGAGTTTTACACTGGTAAGTATATGTTTACTGTGGATTACACTGATCACGAAATAGCAGATGATCCAGCGCAACACAAACAGTCTCATGTAATCCAACTACTGGATGCAGGGAAATGGACAGGGAATATAGTGGCATTGCCAAACAATAGGGTAAGAGCGACTAGTCCTGCTTTGTGGCGAACAGGAGAGGGTGTACCTGACTTTGCACCTTCGCAATGGACACACTCAGCAGAATCCCATGAGTCCTATCTAGATCCATCTGTAACTTTCAATAACCTGTACTCAGATAATAACTAAGGATAGACTATGAGGCGTATGACTGATGAAGGTTTAGATTTAATTAAGTTATACGAGGGTTATAGTTCCTCCCCGTACCTTTGTCCTGCACAACACTGGACTATAGGGTACGGGGCTATCTGGGGCATGGATGATAAGCGAGTTACTGAAGACCACCCTGATATAAACGAAGATCAGGCAGACTATTTATTAAGAAGAGATGTTAAGAAGTCGGAGATGGCAGTTCTCAGACACATACGAGTTCCGCTAGAGGATGGACAGTTCAATGCCTTATGTTCATTCGTATTTAATCTAGGCAGTGGTGCGTTACAGAGTAGCACACTAAGGCGTAAGATAAACAGGGGAGATTACATTGGTGCAGCTGATGAATTTCCACGATGGGTATACGCTGGGGGTAGACGTTTAAAAGGACTAGTAAGAAGGAGAGAACATGAACGATCTATGTTCATGGGATAAAAGGAGAAGACATGGCTACTAAAAAGAAAAGTAAAAGTAAAGTAAACGAAGCAGGTAACTACACTAAACCTACGATGCGTAAGAACCTATTCAATAAAATAAAGGCTGGTTCAAAGGGCGGTAAAAGTGGACAGTGGTCAGCGAGAAAGGCTCAGATGTTGGCAAAACAATATAAAGCAAAAGGTGGAGGATATAGATAATGCCTATGAAAAAATACAGCCCAAAGCAAAAGAAGTTGGCTAGAGTTGCACCACCTAGAAATAAGATAACTGGTGCAGATCTTAAAAAGTTAAGAGGTGGAAAAAAGAATGGCTCTAAAAAAATCACAAAGAAGTCTTAAAAACTGGACTAAACAAAAGTGGCGTACTAAATCAGGTAAGCCATCTACGCAAGGCCCAAAGGCTACTGGCGAAAGATATCTACCGTCAGCTGCCATAAAGTCTCTTAGCTCTGCTGAGTATGCAGCTACGTCTAGGGCCAAACGTAAAGGAACAAAGGCTGGTAAACAGCACGTAAAACAGCCTAAGAAGATAGCTAAGAAAACTAGAAGCTATCGTAAGTAATGAGGATCTCGTTAGAAAATGGAAGACGCTTGGAGCATCATAGTATCAGGGTGGCCTATCGCATTCGGGTTTGTAACACTAGTAATCGTGTTAGCAAAGATGCATGGAGAGATAGACACCCTCAAAGAAAAGGTGAAAGTCCTATTTGATTTGTGGAATAGTAGAGAGAAATGAAAGAGCTTACTGACATAAATACAATGTCAATAGAACTAGTGGAGTTAATTACTCCTATGCTAGTTATAATGTTGGCGTTGATACTTACATTGATGGTACGCGACTTTGCTACTAACTTTATAAATGGAGTAAAGTTTAGGATGCATTCTAGCTTCCAAGAAGGAGACAAGTGCATACTCGATGGAGACAAAGCCATCATACTAAAGATAGGTTTCTACGAAACTGTATTGCAAATAGACAATGGCAGAGGCGTAGTGTGGAGATTCCTACCTAACGAGCGAATAAAGTTTCACAAACTAGAAAAGGTAATTAAAGATCCACCCGTAGAAACTACTTAGTTTTCTTTATGTAGTCCTCTAGGATAGATGTTTCGTAATATCCATCAGAGTTATATCCCCTGATCTCTTCTATCACCACTCTATCATCAGGCTTTGCACAGTCTTTTGCATACCGTTTTACTATACGTAAGCTGAAGCTAGTGGTAGTTATTCTATTTCCTTTAGGTTTTGTGATTGTTACCTTAAATTGCATGGTTACCCTCCAAAAAAACGTAATTGTTTAAAAAACGACCTCGTAGGATGAGGCAGAAGGGGCTGCAAAGATACCCTCTGGTAGGTATAGTCCAGATTTTACCTACTTGCTCTGTAGCCCCCCTTAAAAGGGCGTATACGCGATTTGTCCTATTTCTCTACATTTTCGGGCATAAAAGTAGTATCTGTTATCTCACCTGTCGTTCCAGCGTCCACCATACACAGTTGATTTATGTTTGTTGGCAATATGACGTTGGCAGACCACGTACCTGAATCTTTATTTAAGTGTATTATAGTTACGTGTCCTCTGTTAGATACGCCTCTAAATACTATTCTTTCTTTGTGGAGTCCTTCGATAACCCCCGCAGCCATTGGAAGCGGTTTACACCCCATTTGCGGTGACGGTTCAGCGATGGGAACATTGATAAAAGATAACAGTAAAGCACCTGTCAGCCCTCCTAATAATACTAATTTACTTTTCATGTTAATATCCTATACGGTAAAAATTTTTCTAAGATGATTTTCTAAATAGTCTAATGCTCTTTTTAATATATCTGGATCATCGTCAAAACCACCCAAGGCACGATTACATTTGTGGCACAACCATCCCCTAAATGTTTCTGTGTCGTGACAATGATCCAGTACCCAAGGGCCGTTTCTTGTATTACCTTTGCCCTTTACTTTCTCTGCATCCCCACCACAAATGGGGCAACTGTATCCCTCTTCTGGCATACCGTGTTCTTCGCGCAGTCTTTCTCTTACTTTTTGTAATTCGTAGTTACAAGCCTTGCATTCAGGGCGTAAGAAGTTTGCCCCTGAACTTGGTGAGAATGCAGAGAGGGGTAGATATGTATCACACTTACAACATACCTTCCCCTCACCTGCACCTAAATCCTCATGCTCTAACGTAGGAAATAGTGGCAGTTGCATATCACGCAACCTTATTTAATTTATTTAAATTAATAAAGTATTGCCTGTTGTAACCTCGCTCCCACTCTTTGTGTTCCAGAGATCTTGGTCTATATGGGTTATAGCTATTAACCCTGAAGCCCTCTCTCCCTTCAAAGAATGCTTTCTCGTTGAGGTGCTTACGCTTCTTCTTATGCGTAGGCTTGTATCTGTTAAACACTGCATACTCCCCCTGTACCGCTTATCTCACATATATCGTGAGTCTCTACGTGTTCGTCAAACTCTTCTCCAAGTTTGTCCACTGCCTCAGAATAAGGCACAGAGGTAAGAGGTTGACCACCCCTAGATCCATCAGGGTAAACTGTAAAACCCCTAAGTCTATGGGCATACTTAGCCAGTGTTTCGGCAAAGTCATCTACGAGGTCAGGGTTGTTAAGTTTACTACCCCAAGCAGGTAGATTGATTGTTGAGCTAATAGACATATCAACGTAGTCTTGTACGTCTGCCTGAAAGCGCATACGTCTTTTGTAGTCCTCTGCTAAGTCTAATGCAGACTCAATGCTGTCGGGATCTACGCCGTAGGTGTCTATTAATTCTTGTGCAGATGAATCAACTACGTATTGGTACTTCCATCTGTGTCCACCAGTTAAGTACCTGCGCTTATATGCTACCGCGAATATAGGCTCTATGCCAGAAGAACTGCCAGCAAGAATAGAAATGCTACCAGTGGGAGCAATCGCTCTATTGGCAACTGGTCTAGAGATTGAAAGTTCATCTGCAAATTTTTTAGAAATATCATCGCTGACTCCTTTATATACTGCCAACCAACGATGAAGACTATCGGTAACTTCATACTTCTCTCCTCTCTTAATCAACCATTCGTGTAGGCCCATGATGCCTAGACCCAATCGCCTATTCTTTTCCCTAACATCATATACTTTCTGATAAGGTAACTCTGCCCTAAGTGTTCCACATATTAGAAACTTTGTAGCAAGATTTACTATATCAGCTAATTCAGATATGTCCTCAATTCTACCAAAATTGATAGAGCCAAGATTGCATACATCGCTGTCATCAGCACTACACACCTCAGTACAGGCATTACGTAGCGTTTCATTTTCATTCTCCATAAAATTAAAGCTAAACCCAGGCTCCCCTGTACGCATAGCTTGGGATATGTTTTCCTTGAAAGTATCCCCATATCCCTCGCCATTCCAATAGTTTAGCAACCACTCTGTATCATAGTTAATAGATATGTTTGTCATATCCAATGGTGCAGGAAAATTAAAGTCCTGCTCTTTTATTTGTTTCAAAGTAAAACCAGTGTCTCCCACTGGTATCGTATCCCAATCCTTCGCATGAAGAAACGTAGATACATCTTTGTGTTTCCAGTTCAGAGATGCGTATATAGCAGACCTACGAGATCCACCTTGCATCACCTTCTGTCCTATACTATTTATCATTTGCATCTTGGGTATAGGGCCAGAAGATAAACCACCCGACCCCCCAAGAACTTTACCTGCCTCTCGATACACAGAGTAGTCTACACCGATACCGCCCCCTGTCATCAGGCAGGACTCAGCTTTCCAACTTAGGTTGGCCCAATCTTCTCGCGTGTCTTCCTCTGCCTTTAATAGGAAGCAGTTATTGTAGAACCGTTTCTTTCTTCCTGCGTAGTAAAGGTATCTACCTCCAGGAATAAACTTCAATTCATCTATATATCTGGTAAGAGCGTCTTGCTCATCTAGTGTCATCAGGTTCTGTTCGCCCGTTCTCAAAGAACCGCACACATCTTTTACGAGTGTCGATGCAAGGTCAGACCATGTTTCACAACTATCGTGTGCATACTTGTATTTAAATATATCTTCTGAGAATTTATTTCTGAATTGAGGATTGTTGTTAGATTTAAATGACGACACTTCATAAACTCCTTTCGTTCTCTTCTTCCTCTACAACTTCTATTAACTTATTTAAATACCATTGTGCCTTCTTTAAATCTTCAGTTGGTTTACCCTTGTAGTCAAACCTCCAAAGATATTTCAATATGTTGCCTTGAAGATAATATTTAAAGTTAGGTAGTAGTGCAGCTTCGATAGCATCAATGCATTCTATCCCACTCTGATTATAGTGCGGTGGGTTGTTCACCATATCCTTCATAATATGTCCTTTTAGTGTTTAGTTACGGGTGGGAAAGGAAAAGGTATGACTACACCTTCAGTCTCTTCTTGTACTCTCATTCTTTCCATGTCTTGAAACTTATCATAATATATTTCAAGCAAAACATCTAGAGCAGGTGGCTCAAGAACTGCGACAGCGCACATTGCTTTCATTATATCTGTGACAGTGTCTAACGCAGAGTCGGATAGCTCTGACATATCTTCGTGAAGTATTGGTAGTATGTCAAATTCAATTTGTTTTTCTTCGGGTAGTTCTGACCTTACTTTTATTAGTACGCACAATTCGTTTGGTAGCAGATTGATTCGGTTCTTTATTTTCATTGTTGCCTCTCTTCTTTTCGTTAATCCATTCTTCAGGTATAAGCTGATCGGCAAATATAAAATCATACTTGTTGCACCAATCTGCGTAGGTGGTTTTGCTTCCTTTTCTTAATTTATTTTTAGAGTTAGAAAATACAAACCTTAAATCTAAATCAGGGTATTGCTCTTTTATTAGTAAATGTTTCTGCCTATCCTGTACAGTAAATACACCTTTTGTTTCTACTATTATTCCGTTAGGTAACCAAAAGTCTGGTGTATAATTCCTATTCTTTTCTGGTTGAACAAAAGGTATCTTTTTAATTTCATAGCAATCTAGTATGTTTAAGAAAGCTAATTGTTCGCATACTCTTTCTTCTAAACCTGATCTAAAACCATGTGCTATTTTATAGTTGTATGCAACCATAAGTAGTTAAACCAAATTTACTTTGCATACTCATGCTGCTTCCTCCCCCATAGAGTTTAACTGTGTGTATGCTACTATAGGTTTGCTCTTTGCCTTAGAGAATACTGACTCTCTCTCTTGTAAGTTAGGCCAACAACTAAATCTATATTTACACCAAGAACATTCCATACCTAGTTTTCTGTTACCCGTAAGCACTCTATTAAATGTTTCTGGCTCATCTTCAAAGCATCTTTTAAAAGGTGCATCTGAAACTAATGCATCTATTTTCTTCTCTGCTTCTTTTAAAATGCTAGACACCTCTGCCGTAGTGTCAGTGCTTTCTATCCTGTTGAGTTCGCCAGTAGCTATGTTCATTGCCCATATACCACCAGCAGGTTTACCCGTAGCGGAAGCATATACGTGCAGCTGTGTTACGTACCCAAAAGAATCTTTCTCTTTCAATGCATTCCAACTAATAAACTTATTTCTAAAAGCAAAGTCTGAAGTAGATTTTATGTCATCCACTCTGCCATCATCAAAAGATAAGTCAGCCTCTCCCGTTACTGTATGCTTACCTATCTTAGTGGTAAGGTTTTGAGAAGACTTGTATCCTTCTAGATTAGCTTCTTTTATGACGCCCTTTAATATAGCCTCTACTACATCGCCTACCATCATTCGTAGGATAAAATTATAAGAAGGTGCTACACCCTTCTCACCTTTCTTCTCCATCTGTAACTGGCATAAGGGCCTACCAAGATTAGATGGTCTTGCTTTAAACTCTCTCCTATTTGTTGAAGAAGCAAACTGCTTACGCAGTGCATCAGCTACATCATTGCATACGGTGGAGATGGTGTCCTCCGTCATGGACACCTCCCCATCCATATTTTTCTGAAGCCAACTAAGAACCTTTGCTAACTTCAAATCCATTAAGCAGCATCCTCATTGAGATCTATAAAATCGTCATCTCCTTCAGACATTGCCGAACCACTAGCTGACGTATGCTTCTCCATAACCCACTTATTAATCTGAGCTATGTGATCGTGGAACTTACTGAAGAGTGATACCGTAGCATCGTCCATAGGATAAGATGTATCATCCGTAACAGATATATCTATATCGTAGTACGTGACACCGCCAGACACTCTCTTGCTCTTCATATTAACAATTCTAGAGTTAGGAAGAACACGTTTCTTTGAAACCATATCCAAGAAAAACTTAGATAAAGTTTTACCAGAGGTCTTGCCCGATAGCTCTATCTCTACGGGTAAAGTAACCTCTGTCTTTTGACCCTCTTCGTTGACACCTTTCATAGTTGCTTCACCATAAAAGATGATCATTAGTCTACAAGATCGCAAGAACTCCTGTCTATCTTTGCTAAGAGACTTCCAATCTTTGATGTACTCAAGGGGTCTACCACACTGAAAGTCACCATCATCTGATGGGGCTTCATCGCGTGGCCCTTTAACTAGTACAGAATGTATGTATGATCCCTGTACCTTTTCACCGTCCTTAGTAACTCGCTCTGCAAATGCATCGTAACGCTTGTATCTATAACGATGTTCATAGTAACGGAAGGATACTTCTTTCGCATATACTTTACCTTCTTCGGTACTTACTGAGAAGTGTCCAGATGGACAGATGATATCACCGTTGCTATCCTCTAGGTTTTCCCTCTCTATTCTTAATCTAGCTAGGGAACTAGATGAGCTAGATTCACCACCTGTTTCGCCAAAACTCTTGGCTAACTCTGCCAATACAGCAGACTCCTCCATCTTTACTAGTTCTTGTGTTTCAGCCATTCTTTTTCCTTTCTTTGTGTAAAGACAAGACCTTCAGTTATACATAAAATAGCCATGTTTGTCAAGACATATTAAGCCAGTTACTTCCTGTTTTTGTGTCAATAGGAAGCGGTACATCCATGTTTATGTTATAGTATAAATAGATACGATCTTTAGTTGAACTAGGAGATAATACATCTTCTACAAGTTGTTCAACCCTATCGACTTCTTCATTGGGGCAGTCGAGCAATACACTGTCATGCACCGTATTCACTATTGTAGTTCTTAATTTATTTTTTTGCAACTCCTCTCTCAATGCGACAAGACACAGTGGTACAATGTCTGCCGTAGCTAATGCCTGTACGGGATAGTTCTTTATCTTTGTAGCTCCCGTTGCACCCCCTGTCTTTGTTCTCTTGGCATGAGGGAATGCAAACTGCCTACCCGTTGGCAAAGTAATGCATTTGTTTTTTATGGCCTCAGTCTGTAAACTCTGATGCCATTTTTTTATGCCAGAGTATTTGTCAATGAAGTGTAGGTTGTAAGCCTTTTCAGCAGGTGTGCCACTCATCGCCCCATACAGTGGGGCAAAAGTCCTACCCTTGGCCTCTTGCCTAGATGTAGGCTGACCGTTGTTTGTTAGATAGTCTGCCGTGTACGAGTGTACATCAAAGCCTGTTTCTATTTCTTGTCTGGCTGTCTCATCAGCAGATAGGAATGCAGCTACCCTGAACTCCAGTTGTGCAAAGTCAAACTCAAGTAGTGTGCCACTATCTCCATACCTAGATACGAATGCCTCCTTAACAGGGAATGTATTGCCCCGTGGCATATTCTGCATATTAGGGGAGGAAGAGGATAGTCTACCCGTAGCGGTGCGACACTGATTGAAGTCAGCGTAAAGCATATTCCCTATTAATCTTTTTTTGATACCCTCTACAAACGCAGATAGATATGTTTCGACTGCACCTAGACGCTCTACCTTTTCCAAGAACTCGATGGCATCTGAATGCTTATCGGGATTCAACGATCTAAGTTGCTTCGCTAAAACTCTTAATTTATTTTTGTCTGTACTGAATCCGTTGGCAGTTACCCATGTGCTATCTGGTGGGAATATTTTAAGACCAGCAACCTCACCTGTCTCTACGTACTTCATACCTGCACCACCGCACTCATGGCAGGTGTGCGCTCTTGAGAAAGGCGTACCATCTTTTTTTATCTTACGTACCTTACCTGTTCCCTTGCACGTTTTACACACAGAGGCCGTTGTCTTCATCACCTTTCTGCATCCCATGCGTACCATCTTTCTAAATCTATCTACACTTATCCTGGGTCTAAACGGACTATCTAACTGATACAAAACAGCGTGAGCTTTTTTATCCTTGGGTGTGTAGGAGAATATCATAGACGATACCTGTTCTGGGCTACTTAAATTGATAGGGGTATCACCCATGTAACTATGCACTAGTTCCTGTAGCCTACGTATCAGTTCCTTTTTCTCCATGCGATAGTTAAACTCAACGTGATCTAGCTTCTCTTCATCTATGGCTAACCCACCATACTCCATCTCAGATAAACACATACACATACTGTTACTTAGATTAACTGTAGGCATCAGCGTAGTATTCTCCAGATCCTTCATCTGTGCTAAATACAAATCCCTTGTGGCGCGAATGTCTGCCCGACCATACTCCTCGACAACATCCCAAGGCATAGCTTCGTACCCTATACCCTTATCCCAATAGCCCTTGGTTATATCAGATTTTTTATTAGCTAAGTTTCGCCTCTCACAACAGGCACTAAGAGACATACTCATCCTCTCTCCTCTAGCCAATACGTATTCACCTATCATAGTGTCGTATATGTCACGATCATATTTGATACCGACTGACCACAGCCATTGCAAGTCATACTTTATGTTGTGGCCTATCAACAAGTCAGCCATCTGTATTTTATACTTAACTTCGTTTATCCTATCTGTTCCATGTGAAACATCTTTATGATAAACAGCCACGTAATCTTCTTCGCCCGTGTCTACATCCAGTATACCTATGGAAACTAGATCATTGTTTTTGTTGTGGGGCTTGTTGTCTATTATGTTTTCTTTTTTTGTTACACTGTTTTCTATATCTACTACTAATCTTTTAGTCATCATACCTCGCAACTCTTCCATCTAACATTACATTTATTTGTCCATGCCAACCGCTAATTTTATTCTTAGCTATGTTAAACACTCGACGGGGATCACTCTCATCTGATCCTTCAATCATAGCATACTTACCAATCAGAATCATAAGATCAGCTTCAGCTGCCTTACCCGTCCTACTGTTCTCCATCATAGATAAATTAAGATTTACCCTGCCCTCTGCATCTGCCGATAGTTGAGAGTAACCAAAGATCGCACACTCATACCTTGTGGCTAGATCCCTAGTCCTACGATATATCTCACGTAGCTTTTCATGCTGGGCAGTTATATGTTTACTGTCGGGTAGCGTTACTTTGTCTAACATATCAATCACAAGTATGTCTGGCCTGTTCTCTTTGAGATGGGCCTCGATACCATCTATGCCATACGCTTCCTCTATTCTATCTATAAATAGATTATCTTTTTTCCATTCGCCATTGATGGCACTACCACCACCGCCAAGTAACTCTTCCTCTGATTTATTTGTAGCTGCACTTAGATAACGTAAGGCAACCCTATTAGCAGGTTCTTCATTACATAGTACGTGTACCTTTGCACCCTGTTCTATCCAACCGTACGGCCCCATAGCAAAAGATGCATGGCTTGAGGTCTTACCCGTTTCTGGTCTGGAGCCAATAACCACGAAGTGTCCTGCCGATACACCCGACACCCTCTCTGCAAGGGATGATATGTTAAACGACCATCGCGTTTGCACGTTCATGGAGTCGATTAATTTTTGTGGGTCTAAGTCAATACCCTCAAACGGTGATGCATCTGTTACAAACCCAGATGCGTAGTCATCTATTAATTTAGATAAACTATCTAGACTAGTCTCCTCACCTTCTGTAAGGGCATATCCTATTTCAGCTACACGCCTACCTATTTCTATGCGCCAAAGATTATGCATAACATCCTTGGCTACGTCCAAGGAAATGTCCTCTGCATATCTCATCTTAGCAAACAAAAGCCTGTAGCTATCTTCTTGTGCTTTTGTTAGTGAGTTGTTGTTACTGAAGAATAAGTTTTCTAGTTCCGATAAATTAATTGAATTATCATATGTATCCTGTGCGGATATGATTGTTTCTACAATTCGTTTAGGTTCTCTTTCAAAAGCAGTGATGGGTAGGTTTCTTCCAATCTGCTCATAGATCTCCTTGTCGCATAGTGCCTTGACTAATTCCAACATTTTGTATTTCCTCTACTGTCATATCTTTTATATCAAGTTCTAACGCAACCACCTTACATTTGTCAACGCCAACGAATACTCGCCTCGACATACTGAGGGCTTTGTCCGTTGCATCTTTATCAAGCGCGATGGTTACACTGGTGTATGTATCCCATATTTTATTTAAGTTATTAGTAGATAGTGATGTTCCTAGTAAGGGCATAGCGTCCGTATCTTTTAAATAAGTTACTGCTTTCCATGCTGACACGATATCCTCTACTATAATTAGATTAGGTTTTGGTGGGGCATCGAAGGGTACAATGATTGCACTGTCTATATCACTGTACCTTTTCCATTTGGGCTTTCGCCAAACGTCCAATGCCCTACCGATAGCGTCCACATTTTCGCCATCTTTCTGAATCATAAATGCTACCCGTCTTTCTAGTGGATCGTAGAGTACAGGTATGCCAATATTGTTTATACAATAAGCACCTAGAAAATCGCTACAAATATTAGAATAAGCCAGACGATTGAGACTGTTGACTCTACCATTTTGTATTCCCTTCGTTTTGTTTCGTTGTTGTTGATGATTAAATCTAATATCCTCTAATGACATACTTGAATTATGCTTTACTCCGCGATAGTTACACGAAGCAGAGTAGCAGTTCCATTTAATTGTATTACCTTCCCTACTTAGAGTAAAGGTGTTATGGCGGTGGCATTTGGGGCAGTTACCTCTTTTGCTTTCGCCAGAGCGTATGTCATCTATATCAATACTCATTTGTAAAATATGTGATCTTCTATCTGAAGAAGATACTGCCTATTCCATTGTGGGTCTACACTTGTAGCATGATAGAACACCGCACCCTCAAGTAGAGGCAGAGATAAACCATATGTGTAGTGAACCTCTTCAGCTACGCGAAGTGCTTTATCCCATGCCCGTTTATCTTTTGGCACATCTGATAAGCCGTCACAGAAAAAACTAAATTGACATCTGTGTTTGATAGGATAATCCTGTTTCCAGGAATATGTAGGCCCCTCTTTCACTACCTCACACACAGTGTCAGGCCAACGGCTATCGTGAACACGATTTAAAACTACTTGTGCAACAGCCATCTGGCCTATCGTAGGTTGATCCCTAGCCTCAAAGTACACGGCTTGAGCAAGACAAGTTATGGATGCACCGAATGCTATGATTGTAGCATCAAGCATTTTTAATTTGCCTACCTCTGGCTAAGTCGAGTTTAGCTGAATCATCTAACACGGGGGGTTTTGTATCTATCTCTTCATACTTTTGGATATAGTATCCGTGACTAGGTGACGGTTCAAGACCAAACATATCAGCTAACTCAACCATGCCATCTTCCAATCGCCTTACGTCTGACAAACGTACATCGTGCGTATCGCGGATATAGTTTACCATCTCAGCAGATCTATTTAAGAATTTAATTATGCGATAGATCTGCTCTTCCTTAATTGTTTTATGTGTGCGCTTCATATCTACTCCTCCTCTTTGGTAGGGGTTGGCCTAGTAATGTGCAAGGTGACACCGCCTACCTCGCTTTCAAACCAGTGAGGGTTCCAAGGCTTCGGACAGGTGTGATACCACTCAAACAGTTTGAACATATCGGCATCCCAACGAACGGGTTTATCCTTATCTGTCATCACCCGAACCTCCAATCTTACCTCGCTCCATACGAGAGTTTAGCTTTTCTAAATTAAGTTCTACAGCTTCAGTCAAATCTATATTGAGATCATCAGCGACACGGGCTATGT